CTTCTTCATCTTCTTCGTAGCCTTGCGCATTGCCGTCTCGCCGCCGAATAGGTTTCCAAAGAGTCCCATTAGTATGTTCCCTTCACGTTCTTGGTATGCGTCATTGGGTCGATAAGCGCAGCCATGCGCTCAACCGCCCAAGGAACACCGTTACTATCGATGCGAGCGAAGACTGCTTGGTCGCGGATGCGGCATCGAAGCGCGTCATTGCGACCAGATTGCAATTCACCAATCTGGATGAAGTTGGTGTTGGTGTACGTTCCGCTGCTTACAACGATGCGCGGAGATTGAGATGATCCCGGCAGGGTTGGTAACGGGAGCGCAGTTGGAATGCCATCTCCATAGACGTAGACACCACCGGGAGTATCAAGCGAAGTTCCCGGCAATGATTCATCGCGTGTAAACAACGTTTGAATATTGCCTACATTAACTTCATTTTGAATTTTCCAACCGTTGCTTGGTGGTGATCCTGTATTGTAAATCCGGTTGTCACCAAATGCATACGTTCGCGCCGTTGGATCAGTGATCAACGTGTCAAGCGTGGTGTATGTGTGAGGAGCAAGTGACTGCGGATAGGCGAGATTGATGCCAGTTGTTCCGACAAACACAGGAACACCAAAGTCATACCCACCTACAGGGTCTTCCACACGAGGAATAACAGAAGCGTCTCCACCGTCCAAAACCACAGCCGGGAACGATGGGTCATATCTGACCGTGACGTTGACGATTGCTTCACCAATTGCCTCCTCTGCTGTTTGACCAGACAGAATGGATAGGAATGGTCCAGTCAATCGGACGTTCGGCGTATTAAAATCCACCACCTCTTGCGGCTCATCCATCGTCAGTTCAATACGCATATCGCGGAGCATGACCTGAGACAGATTTGGAGAGACAACTGGACCAATAGTCAATGAACTGACAATCTTCTGCGCAGCCGCTTGAAGGTTGTTTACTGTGAAGGGGCTACTTCCTCCTTTGTAACCAACAGCGGCTTGACCATCAACACCTGATGTCAGGTTGCGATCAAACCAACCAAGGTAGCCATCTTCGCTGCCAAGAGCCAGCACTGGTGATCGAGCATCACCAAACGGGAACTCGCCAATGCATGATGGTGCTTGAAACGCTGTCCACCCCGTGCGGATTGCCCAGAATGAATCGGTCGCTTGACTATAAACAAGGTGCGTACTGCTCGATGGCAGGTCAGTGCGCGACAGAATGCAATAGATGTTCTGGATTTCAGGGTCAAACCCAAGCGAACAGTTCAACTTATCAAACTTCTGCGACTGAAAGAATGAATCAAGACGACCGCCAGTAATTCGACCAGACTGAGTCACTTGGAATTCGTTTGGGCGGACGCGGTACAAACCATCCTGCGCCATGATGTACACCGTCTGAGCATCCGACACACACCACGCCTTGGCGGACACAATGCCCACCGAACGTGACAACTCAATCATGCGAGCCTGCGTGTCGAACACAGGATCAGCAGATAGATAGGTCATCGTGTGCCGACCAGCGAAGAGCAGCCCACTCTCTGCCATCGGGATCAGCGCGACAATCGGCTCGCCGGGAATGGAGAACTTGGTTGACAAGTTGCCAGCAACCGCATCGTCAGGGTTTGTACCCGGAACCCAATCGTCAACGTCATTGATCTTGCTAAGGAACCAGTTGTTGGGTGACGGAGTAAAGCCGCTCAACGCTAACCGACCACCAAAGCGAACTAACAAACTCGCCCGTTCGCCTGCTTCTGCTTTAGCAGTACCAATACTGCTAGCGTTCGATGACGGCTTAATGGTCATTTCTGGACCACTAATAATAAACGTAACTCCATTGGTACTTCCGTTAGTACCAGTCTTAGTCGTTGCTATTGCTGCTCCACTAGCAACAACTGGATTTCTTGTTAACACAAATTCATATGGAGAAGTTGCGCTAACGATTTGTTTGACATAAAACGTTTCCTGAAATGTGTAACTAGTGATATTTCCACCACCAGCAGCGAATGTTCCAGTAACAACGATTGGATCGCCAACATTTAGTGTTGCAACATCTGATTGAAAATGCCCAGTTGTATTGTGGACAACTACGTTTGATAAGACCGTTCCCCAGAACTCAACACGCATGGCGGAAGTAGCGAGCGTGATGTTCATCCGGCGGTATTTTTCACCATCAGCAAAGTAAGCGTAGTTACCAAAGATCGCAACAGAAATATCTTTGGTGTCATCTAACTTTGATGTTGATGACGCATACGCAATAATGGTTGGCACAGTGTCGCCCGGATCAATGATGTACACCTCACCACCCGCTACAACAACGCAGCGTTGTGTGAGTTCAGTTGATCCGCCATCAGCCACAACATATGCATCAGCGCGGACAATTGCTTGCACCTTGCGCGTTACTACTGATGGGCTAGTGTCGTTGAATTCAAACGCGCCAAGCAATGCCCTGCGCTGACCCAGCCGCTGCTTCCCCTTGTACGGGTCATACGGGAGCACGTTTATTGAATCGAGCGTGAAGCCCGGAGGCAATGACGAGTATGCACTGTCAACGTGCAAGCCGCGTGAAGGAAGAGTGATTGGTAGGTATGGCATTAGGCAAGCCTGATAGCAGCAACCCAAACCATTCCGCCTGTGTTGTTTGGTCCAATCACGGAAGTTGCAGCGGTTACAACACCTACTTTATTTTGCGAAACTGTTCCACTTACTGGATAGAAAAACCCAACATACGCCCATGTTTGTCCTGCTGCACCAACAGTTACGGATGCAGCACCACCACCGCCAGCATAAATATCCGAAAGTGTAACAATCTGCCCAACACCAGTGGCAGTTTTTGGAACTGGCATAAAACTCGCACCAGCAACCTGCGTATCAACATAAGTTTTAGTAGTCAAATCAGTGCCAGCAGTTGGATTACCATCGGATCGAATAGTTGTTACCGCTGTTCCAGCGGCATTGTAAGTACCAAACAATAAACCAGATGCATCAGCAGGATTACGACCAAATATCCCAACTGCTGGGTATGCATTTTGTTTGATTACTGTTTGTGTAAGAGCAGACGTAATACTTCCAACCGACAATTGATTTGCTGGTGTAGTTGACACTACGCTCAATGCGCCATCAACATTAGTTGCTTTCAGCGCGGTAGTTCCGCCAGAAACAGTAATTCCACCACTCGATGTAATACCAGAAGCAGCAGCATTAACGCCCAACGCGTTAAATGTGGTTGTTGAAATAAGTGACGAACTTCCAATTTTAAGACGATTCGCACCATTGGTAGCAATACCAATTTCCTGTGCAGCAGATTGATATATACCAGTAGTTGTGTCGCCAGTAATAGTTATTGATGGCGCGGCTGCTGATCCCGGAGGAACAAACAATCTTCCAGTCAGCGTTAAATTGGTAATCGACAGGCTTTCACTAGCACTCAACGTGTCAATGCGTTTCCATGCAGTCCATGCTACTGGAGTACTGTTGTAAGCGCGAATCCATCGCTTGCACGGTGTCAACGATGTTGTCAACTCTTGAATGATGATGCTGTTCGTTGGAACAGTAACAAGAAGAATTGAACTGCCATCAGTTGTAGTGCTAGTAAAATCTCCCGGCGCGTTTGTGTAAGTGGTTCCGCTTAACAACGGATACCGACCCTGAGCAATCGATAAGTTGAGGTTGCCACCCGCATCAGGCAGCAACTCTGGATAGGTCGAGTTGACGTATGGAAGCGTGTTCCACCCAGTACCAGCCGTGTCGCCAATCTTGAACGCCGTCTTGCCAACGTCAGTCACAAAGCCAAGTTCGCCGGGTTCAAGAACAGGATTACTAGCAGCATCCCAAGCCGCCAAAGTTCCGCGCCGAATTTGCATCTTGATCGCCACTAGTAATCCTCCTCTTGTATTAGAACTGCTTCTTGCTGCGTAGGTAATACCCACCAACAACGCCAACTACCAACGCCAAGCCAACTGCCCACACGCTACCGATGAACGAACTTAGGTCTGCGAGAATCATGGTGTCTCCTTTACAGCCCGGGCGTTCTTGAACGCCGCGTTGAAGAATGGATCAGAGGCTCTCCGGGCTGCTATAAATTCGCGAGCGTTCTCTGGTTTGTCTGGGTCTAGCATATTTGCCGCTAACTCCGCCTCTTGCCGAGGCTTACGTGGGATCCAACCAATCGCAATTCTGATAGCAGTACCAAACCCTGTCTGGAACAGAATGATTACTACTGCTATCGCAACTACCGCTACTGCTATCCAACCTGCCAGTGCCATCCAAGGCGGGGTACGGTCTTCCACGCCCGGCAACTCCGCGTGGATGCCTGCCGCCAGACCGTCAATCCGGGTCGCGCCTGCGACCACCACCGTATCGCCTGTTGCCTGCCCATGATTAATGAGCAGTTGCGCCTCAGTCCGGATCTCGTTGCTGCTGGCACTGATACGGGCTACTGGGGAGCAGCCTGACAGCACCAGCGCAGCAACGAGCAGGCACTTCAAGGGCGCGACTCCATGCGCTCCAGCCGCTTCTCGACCTGCGAGACGCGCTCGCCGATCACACGGATCTGCGCGTTCGCGTC